TTGTTTGGGATTTTGACCTTGACGCCACGGATGCGATACGACCGCGCTGGGATGTTGTTGAACTGCTCTGCTTGGAAGCGAACTGCAGCAAGTGCGCTGTTGGGATAGCGCAGCTTCTGATAAATCAGTTCGGTATAAGCAACGAAATAGGTGGGGCTGACATTGGTATCGGTGCTGTCGGCTGAAACACGCACCACGCGCAGGTCAACCGGAAATGCACCAGCAATATCAATTAGATAGTCACGTTCGTATTTATCGGCAGTTCGACCGCTGATCGTGTCAGTTTTAACGGTCGTAAAGCCGCCGCCGTTGTACTGCAGTTGGATGTTGATGGTGACGCTAGTTCCAAGCACATCGCCTTCTGCTGTGGCTGCTTCGAGGCGTGGAATTGCGATGCTGACGCGAACTGCATCGACGTTGCTATCTGTGATCTGGCGGGTGACAGGTGTTGCCTGTACGACTTCGGTGTTGACGCTAACTACGTCTTCTGTGGTTTCACCAAATTTTGTGATGTAGTCCTGAGCGTTGGTGCCATAGCGGGCTTCGACGCTGACACCTTTGAAGTTGTAATCAGAGTCAGTGAGGTTGGTTACGTCAGCGCCAGATCGCAGAACTGGGGTATCAGTTAGAAATACGTCTTTGAGTAGGGCGAGGTTGTAGTTTGTTGTGCCACGGGTGTAGGCGCGGGCAGACGGGAAGCCTTCGATCTCGCCTTCGCTGATGAGGTCGAGGATGTTGGCAAAAGCTGTGGACGCGAGGTTGTCTGATGTGCGGACAGGTGTCCTAACCGCCGGTGCGGCTGCTTGTTGGACAACAACTGTTTGCTGGACAGGAGCTTGGCTACCACCACCACCGGCACCGATGATCTGATTGTTCTTGGAGTCAGCCATGTCAGATCGTGTCAACGTCGATGCCAGCAGAAATCACCACTGAGCCAACAACAGTCTCGCCATAAACCACCGGCACAGGAACGCCCTGTTTACTGGTGTTTTGAATACCGCTGAAGCTATAGGAGGCTTGAGGATCTAGCTCTGTGTTTTCTGTGGTGCGATTACCTAAACCACCTGAGCTGACCGGACCAAGTTGACCAAGCTGAGGCGTGGGTGAGAGGAGCTGCGAAACGCCACCCAACACAAGGGCAACACCGATAGACCCAATTGCCGTTGCCACGCCAGCGCTAACAATGCCCGCGCCTGCTGCGCTACCTAAACCGGCGCCTAATCCCAAGAAACCGCCGACAGCAGGACCAAGCACAATCGCAGCCGCGACCAGTGCAACACCTGCCAAGATTTTGCCTGCTCCACTACCGGCGCCACCCAGCACTGGAACGATCTTGATGACTTGACTGGCGGGATAGTGGATCTCGTCTAAATCGCTCTCGTAGTTATCAACAATTACCTTGTAATGCTGGTCTGCCATGTGGCGTTCCAGTCCGGGGAAGTTGGCTAGCAGCATCCTGATTGCTTCGCCTGCGCTGCTGATCTCCGCTAAAAACTTCCGCTGACCGATGAACTTTGCCAGTGGACCGTAGAGCCTAACTTCCTTTTCCATGGCGCAAGACCCTACCGGTGCATTTTAGGAGCCACTCGCCCAATAAGTCACGGCTGGACAAGCGACCCCGCAAGTGATGCAACACCAGTTGGTCACCGATGTAGACCCCGACGTGGTTCAGCTTGTTCGACTCGATCGCCATCAGCATTGCGTCGCCCGGCTGCATCTCAGCAATGTCCACTTCGTAAAAGCCCGCTTCGCGCCAGCAGTCATCAAACATGGGCGCGTCGTTGAACTGCTCCGGGGTGGTAGGTCGCTCCCAATCTGGGAGGTGCAAACCTTGTTCGGCATACCAGTCCCGTACCAGCGTCCAGCAGTCACTAACGCCCCACACCCACGTCCGCCCAATCAGCGGTGCTTTGTAGCCTTCAGGCGACAGTTCGCCCCATTGCTCTGTCTTGGGGTTGACGATGTACCAAGGCAAGCCGGATTTTTCGCAGGCAACGCGATCTGCCTCACTGGGGATTGGCGGGGTGACCGGGTGGCTATGAACCACGCCCACAACTTCGCCCCTGTCTTCGGCGGCGGCGTAATCCGCTGGATCGAGGATGAAGAACTCGTTGCCTTCTGCCAAGTTGCGGCAGGGGATGTACCGTTTGCGCCCCTTGATGACCACCAGCAGACCGCAAGCCTCACGCGGGTCTTCCGCCTTGGCGTGTTCCAGTGCTTCAGCCTTGGTGGTTTTATTCATCCGTTGAAAGCACCGATGCCGGGGAAGCCACCGAACGGTAAGGCGTTAGTCGAGCCAAAGCGGATTTGGCAGCTACTCAGACGTTTGCCGCACTTATCGGCGGCGGAAGTTGCAACGGCTCTGTCGTTCTCGTCGAAGTAGCTGCTGCCGCTGTAGCCACACTCAGACCCTTTGTAGATCCACGGGCAGAGGTTGGCGCTGCACTGACGTTTGGGGCTGCGGACACCTGCGAGGTCAAAACTGGCGCTGAGTTCAAACTCAACAAGGTCGCGGTTTTCAGAGACCTTACGGGCGACGTAATAAATCTCAGATGGCAGGGTGGCGGTGGTATCCGGGGTGCCGTAGGGGTTGGTGCCGCCGGGAAAATTAACGGCGTCGATATAGCGCACCAATGTGCGGATGCGGGTCAGCTTTGCGCCAGTGAGGTCGTTGCCTGCAGTGGTGGCGTTGACGTTGAGCAGGATTGCAGTGATCCCGCCCAGTAGGTTCGATACCCGGATTGTGGGTCTGGGCAGGCTGCCGCTTTCGGCGTTGTACTCAAATCCTTCGACCTCGATTGGGAGAGCCGAGTAGGTATTTGTTGCCCAGACGATGTTGCCGTTGGTGCTTAGAGCGTTGGTTCCAGCGTGGAAGCGGTAGGTGAAGGCGCTGCCGTGGATATTGGCAAACAGTTCCAGCTCAAACAGCTCGATGATGCTGCTGGGGTTGACCTTCTGGAGTTCTGAGGTTGGGACTGCCATTAGGGTTCAAATACTTGCTCAAACGTTGCAGTAATGCGATTTACGTTTGCGTACTGATGATCACGCTGCCAAGAACGGCAAATCCACTTGTATGACGTTGCTTCATCCAAGGGCGTCCAATCAAAGCTGGCAGCATCAGCAGCACGGGCATCAAAGAATGCTTCAATTGCATCTGCATCAGCATTGCTTTTTGCAGTCCACGTAAGATCCCAGATCTTGGGATTCATGTGACCGGGGATGCCATACATCAATCGTTGTTCATATCCATCGCCAAACTGAACACGACGAACCTTGGGTTCAGATTTTTTTGTTGCACCAAAATCAGGTGTTGTACCACCTGTGCTGGTTCCAACTGTGGCGTCGTTAAAGGTAGCCATTATGCGAGCAAGCCTCCGGGACGCTTCTGACGGATGAGTTCTTGACGCACTGCAATGCCAAGTGCTTCACCCAGTTTATTGGCATCAGGTTGATTGCCCTGAACGCTGGTGCCACCAGCGTCGACGTTCACCACGATATTGCCCATATCTCCACCACCACGCATGGTGACAGGGATGGTACGACCATCAGGAAGCGGCACATAAGCTTCAGGGCGGCTGCCTTCACCGAACATGGCAAGCTGCGGGGAAGAAGCGATACCACCGGCTGCGTAGCGCTTCAGAGGCAATGCACCGTTGCCAGTCATGATGCCGCCGTTAGCGAAGCCAAGAAATTTACCGAATGCGCTACCACTAGGTACTAATGCCTTCAGGGTTTGGAACATCGCAAATTGAATCAAGATGCGACTGAGATCGTTGAGGACAGAACGGGCAAAGTCAGCAAAGTTTGCCTTGCCAGTGGTTACAAATTCAGCCAATTGATCACCAAGACCAAGGAAGGCATTGCCAAGTGATGCACCAAGGTTTTGAGCAAGCTCACCAGATGCCTTAACAACTTCAGCAAAAGATTTGCCGAGTTTGGAGCCAAAATCTTTCCCGGCATCGGCGGCATCTTGCAAGCCTTTGCGCAATTCACGTATTGCGTTTAAAAGCTCTTCGTTGGTCAGTTTGCCATACACCTTGTCAATTACATCCGCCAAAAATGTATTAATTTCTAATCTTTTGCGATCTTCCTCAGTCAAAACCATGCTTTGTGTTGCTGCATCAGTTAAAGCTTTTTGAATTAATGCACGAGCTGCAATCTCCTCCTCGTTAATTCTTTTGCCAATCTCAGCCTCTTGTTGCTGTAATTTTTGATATGCAGTTTTACGATTTACAATTTCGGTTTGAGCTTTTATCTTTGCGTTGTCATAACGAGCAGTCCACTCCTCCATTGACATACCCTGTTTTAGGAGTACGTTCTTGTTCTCGATAAGATCGGTAACTTGCTGTTGTGCCTGTGCAATTTTTGTGTTTTGTTGCAAAATTGCTCCAATTGTTGGCAACAACTGAGCATCGTATTCATTGCCTTGTTGTTTAGCTTTGGTGACTAACTGTTGAATTCGCAATTGTTTTTGAGAAAGCTCTAAACCAAGTTCAGATCTTGCATATAGATCAGCGATTCGCTGAACCGGAATCTTTGGAGCCTTGGGAGCTTTATCTGTCCCTAAATCAATGCCCGGCAGCTTGGAAGACGGTTCTGGGGCGGCGCCCGGTGGTTTTGCCTTTAATTCATATCTAACAATTTCAGCCTGAATTCTTTTTTGCTTGTCTAAAGCTCTTGTGTATTGCTCTTCAAGTATTGATCCCTTTTGCGCCCTTTTCGCGCCCATTTTTTCAAGATCAGTAATTAGCTGTGCTTGTGTTGTTGCCTCAGTCCTTAATCGTTGCAAGTCTTTTTGACCGACTATCTTGGCAAATTCGTTAAATTTGCGAACAGCTTTATCAATAATATTAATAATTTTCGTGAAAATATCCTGAAAACCCGCGCCGATCGGCTTCAACAATGTGCCAACACTTTCGCTTAATTTTGACATTGCCGTCTTAAGGCGATCACCCGCTGCATCCGGTCCATCAGCAATAATCTTGGCGTTTTCGCCATATTCAGCAAATAGTTTTTCTGAGAACTTTTGGAAGTCTTGGAGGCTGACCTGACCTTTTTCCAGAGCTTTATCAAGCTCCTGTGGGGTCATTCCAATTGATTCAGCAAACAAGCTGAATGCACCGGGCAATCGTTCACCAATCTGCTGACGCAGTTCCTCAGCGGAAACCTTGCCCTTGCTGAATACTTGTGACGTTGCAGTCAGCGCGGAATCAAGTTGTTCAAGGCTGCCACCAGTACCCCGAATGCCAGATGCAACACCAATAAACGCCTTTTCTGCATCACGAACATTGCCACCTGCACCCTTAACAGATGCAGTCAGTTGCGTGAATTGACGAGTAAGGATTTCTTGCGGAATTGCAAGATCGCGGCTGGTTCGATCAATAAACGACAACGCGCGTTGATATTCACCAACATCCTTAGTGACAAGTTGCAATGCTTGTCGTTGACGAGAGATTTCAGCGGCATAAGTAGCAGTGCCGGAGATTTGTTGGCGTGCCATGCCAACTTGCGCACCAATTGCACCACCAACAGCAGCCCCTGCCGGACCACCAGCCAATGCACCGATGCCAGCACCTAAAAAGCCTTCTGGACCGCCAAAAATGCCAGACGCAGCGATTGCACCTGTTGTTTGAGCAATACCAGCAAGACGCCCGCCACCAGTGCGACGACCTTGCGCTTTGGCTGCTTCACGCTCAAAACGTTGAGCTTCCTGCGTAGCCTGCCGAAATTCCTTGCTGGTGATATCAACGTTGTTGGCTAACTCACGCCAAGCACGTGCATAATCCTGAAGATTATTGATGCTCTTTGTTCGTATTTGATTGTCTGTATTTTTTAAAGTTGCAGCAAGATCATTAAACTTCGAGGTCGTTAGCGTTGATCGCGAAGCAAGATCATTCAGCTTTGCACTGAGTTGATTCAGTACAACATCACCTTCCTTGCGAACGCGGAGCCGGATTTCGGAAGTGATGCTCATTTGCTTTTTGCGTTCAGAACTGCCAAAGCGGCTGATTCCATCACCTGCACGCCTTCAAAGATGGCAACAGGATCCTTGACTGAATACAGCTTACAGAGCCATTCCAAACTCGGGTAGTTCAATCCCGTCAAACCAGCCATGCTCGTGT